CGTATCCGCCCAGAGGCTGCTCGAGGCATCTTCTCGGCTCGTATGGGAGCGGACTACGGTATCTATCACATGACTGGGACATCCAAGATGCCAGCACGTCCTTGGCTCGGGATCCCCGTGATGTCAATGCCGAGAGTTGAGGCGGCTGTCGCCAAAGCCATCCTAAGAGGTCGTAATCGGAGGTTCTAATGCCAGGACAGACAAGAACTTGGAGTCAGGGTGACTCCTGGAATAAGCTAGCTTACGCTTACACGGGTGATTCTCGGAACTTCCGAGAGATCCTAGAATACAACGAAAGCTTCGACATCCGCAACAAACCAGCCATCGGAGTGCCTGTGTTCGTCACAGGACCCAACGGCGAAACGGGTAAAAACACTTCGAGCACTGCGGCTGGATCTCCGGGAACTCTTAATCAACTAGACACGGCGATCAACTTTTCGCCTGACACCGCAAACCCAGAAAAAGTGGACATCGCAAGTGCCATCTTCCCTTGGGATACTCTAAACAACTTCACAGAGAGGTTGTCAGAGTACACGGCTTTTGCCACTCTCAAGCGGGACAGAATCAACGGGTACGGTTTGGACTCGCCTCAGGCATCCTCCGATACTCAAAGTGGTTGAGAGACCCCTACGTGGGACCACGGTGGGACTGTCCGAAGCCCTCAGCTCTCTCAACATCAAAGAAGGAGTTAAACTCTAATGGCAACAATTTCCCTTGGGGGCGCCCGTGGCGGTGCTCCGGGTACTTTTATCTACGAATCGGCTGTAGCTTCTCGTGCTTCGGTTGCTAGCTTCAGCACCGTCTACATGATGGTTGAGGCTCCTCAGACCGCATCTGTGGCAACCTTCCCGTACAACCGCCCGATCTTCGTGTCGAGCCTGAACGAGTACGAGAACCTGATCGGCGAACTGCCGACCAGTGGCGCTGAGCTCGATTCGTACTACGCTGTGAAGGCCTTCTTCCAGCAGTGCGGCGTGGGCGACCTTCGCGTGACTCGCGTGGGCATCCCCTCCATCATCGTCGGTGTTTCCTTCGATCCTAGCGCTAACATCGACAACGGTGTTGCCGCTCCTAAGAAGGTCTCCAAAGGCGACGAGTTCTACATCAAGCTCGAGATCAACGGCATCCAACTGGGTGACGTGAACTCCGCTGGTGCTTGGCTTGGCGTGAAGGTGACCGCACCTGTAGATTACGTTGCTGGAAATGATTCCAACAACCTGCTGATCTCCAAGGCGATGCGCGACGCCGTCGTGGACGCCATCGACGCTAACCGCGACATCTCCGCCGGTGCTTACCTCCGTAAGACCGCGGAAAGCGGAGACCAAGCGGCTTTCCACATCACTGGCAGAGTGTTCAACTCCGTCGTAGAAGTGGTGAACTCCAACGCCATCACCGGTGCTCAGTACATCCTCGCCGCTGCCGGCTACGGCATCAGCAACGTGGAGGAGAGCGAAGAGACGATCGCTGACTACGTGCAGACCGCTCGTACCGCGTTTGACGGTACCAACCTGCCTCAGGGCTACATGATCGCTCCTCCGGCTTTCCGTAAGTTCGGTAAGTCCGACCGGGTGAACCTGGGTCAGACGATGGAGGAAGTCTGCTCTGACGCTGACCACAAGTGGATGGCTCTGGTGGACTGCGGTCCGTACTTCGTGACCAACATCCAGACCTACAAGAACTTCGAGGATCACAATCCCTCCAACGGTTTCGAGACCGGCGGTCTCTACCTCGTGGACAACGTGATCTACGAGTGGACTGACACCAGCCCACTCAACTTCACCCAGGCCAACTACGATCCCGCTAGCGGAATCCTCAGCGCCAACTCCGCCATCGCCGACGGTATCCGTTACGCGATGAAGGATGACCAGAAGGTCCGCGCTGACGTTGCCGTAACTCCCGCGACCGACGTTATCACTCTCGCCGAAGAGTGGGACGTGGATGCTCTGCCTTCAGGTACTCTGGTGTCCGTCGCAATCTTCGAGAACACGCCTCTGCCTACCGCTCCGCTGTACTCTGACACTCCCACTGGTGTCACCAGCCAGCCTCTGGAAGGTTCGTTCTACGTCATCGCCAGCGACATCGACAACACGCTGTCGAGCACACAGATCAAGCTCGCCACATCTAAGGCCCGCGCTTCCGCTGACCAGCCGATCGATCTGACGACCGGTGGTACTCCCCATGGTGGCGGCATGCTCGTGTTCACCTACGCTGATCCCGCATGGGAATTCACCGTAGAGATCAAGGGCAAGACCTCCAGCTTGGTCGAAGCCAACGGCGGTGCTGACGATGTGTCGTTCAACACTCTACACCTGCCTGGTACTCTCCAGAAGCCCACTGCTCAGCACGACTTCAAGGGTCTCGTTCGTCAGGTGACCGATCCCTCCTCCGCTGTCTTCAGCGGCGGTCTGACGCTGTTCTACTTCAACGCCGCTGATGTAGACACCGTCACTGACGAGATCACCGTGGTCGCTCACGGTTACTCGACCGGCGATGCAATCAACTACTACCTGCTGCCCTCCGACGGTTCTGCTTCCCCCACGGGTCTCAGCACTGGCACAGAGTACTTTGTGATCAAGGTGGATGACAACACCATCCGGCTCGCCACTTCGCTCGCCAACGCAGTCGCCGGCACTCAGATCACTCTGACTACCGCGGGTACCGATTCCACCACGGTTCTGAACCCTGCCGGAGCCGCTACTCAATCCGTGATCATGAGCGGCCGTGACGCCCTCATCTTCTCGGCTAACCACCCTGTGAAGACTGCTGACAAGCTGTACTTCGACGGAGATATCGCCACCGCCACGGAGACCATCTTCGAAGGCACCACGGCTACGTCCTCCGACGTGTACTTCGCTGAGCAGATCGACCGGAACCTATTCCGTCTCGCTCGCTCCGCTTCTGATCTTGCTTCCGAGGCCTTCGCGGACTACCCGACCTCCGCTATCACGACCTCCACTCCCGTCCGCTTCTACAAGAAGATGGCCGTGGGTCTGGATGGTGGTGAGTTCAGCGATGCCGGAGTCCTGCGTTACATCCGCGGTCGCAAGTACCAACTCGACGTGACTCTCGCCGTGGCCGGTGTTCGCGACGAGGCCAATGTGGCAATTCAGACCGGCGTGAACGACCCCTACGGCGTTGCTTACGCCGCTGATATCAGCACCGACGTTCGCTTCTCTTACAGCCGCACTCCCGAGGGTGTGCCGGTGTACGAGGTAGCTGCGGCCAACGTGACCTTCGCCGCTGACGAAGTTACCATCACATCCCACGGTTACCTGACCGGAGACCAAGTGACGGTGAACACCGCTACGGGGGCTACTCTCGCCAGTGGCCTGACCGACGACGCGACCTACTTTGTGATCAAGGTCGATGCGAACACCATCTCTTTCGCTGAGTCCGCCGCTGATGCTGTGGCCGGTACCGCCGTCACCATCACCAATGCCGGTGTGGATAATGCCGGTGGTGTGGAATTCCTGGTGACCTCGACCTCCAACCCCTACACCTTCCAGTACACAGAAGACGATCTTGCCGTCCCCCTGAACCCCGCTCAGGACTTCGCCGGCGAGAACAACTTCGTCTGCGTGCCCCTAAGCACAGGTGAGCAGGCCAACACGTCGTTCGATGACATCTTCATCCACTACGTGCTGCAGACTGGTCAGAGTTACGACACCCTCTACGGTGCCTACGTGACCGCTGAGCTGCTCGAGCCCGAGGCTGACGTTCCCAACAACCTGTGGAACTTCCTCGCCGTTACCGCTGGTGATCTCGTTAGCGAGGCGCTCCGCGGAGTCAACAACGGCGGCGTTCCCCAGATGGCCGTCATCGAGAAGGGCATGGACAGCCACAACCGTCTGTTTGAGGAGGCTCTGTCCTACTCGACCACGCAAGGCTTCCTCGCCTACTACGCTCCCTACGTCAAGAACGACGTGGGTGTGTTCATCCAACCCACTTCCTACGTCACAGGACTCGCACTTCGCCGCTACCGCGACGAGGCTTCCGGTTTCCGACTGCCTCCCGCAGGAGCGAAGTACAGCCTGGCCGGTGCTCGCGGCGTGGAGATCCAGATCTCTACCGCGCAGCAGGAAGTCAGCAACCCACAGGGTCTCAACGCTCTGCGTCAGCTGCCTGGCTACAGCACCGTGGATGCCGACACCGGGGAGGTGTTCGGTCCTGTGTTCGTCTGGGGTTCCCGCACTCGCGTGAACCGCGGAAATGCGACGCAGGCTCTCTACTCCTTCGTCAACACCCGTGTGGTTCTGAACGTCATTTACGGAAGCATGCTTTCCGCCTTCGACGGTCAAATCTTCAACATCATCGACGGACGGGCCGTTACGTTCAACCAGATCCGCGCGATCGCTCACAACACTCTGTACGAAAACTTCTACATTCCAGGTGCTCTGTTCGGTTCCACTCCCGCGGAGGCCTTCGAGGTGGTCTGCGACGAGCGGAACAACCCCGGCGGCAACCTGGAGAACGGCTTCGTCAACGTAAAGTTGTTTGTGGTTCCCGCACCCACACTGGAGCGTATCGAAGTGGATCTTGTCCGCGTCGGTATTGGCGGCATTCCCGACACTCTTTCTCAGCAAGGCCTGAACTGATAAACACAAGGAGAGACTACAGTGGCAAAGAAACGCCTGACGTTCGACGTCGAAGAGTCTCTCCATTCCGAACTAAAGGCGAGAGCGGCGGAGCACAAGGTCTCACTCGGGACTCTGTGCTCTTCCCTTCTTGTCGTCGGGATGGAGAACGACGTTGAGGTTAAAAAGAAAGGTCCGATAGACCCTTCAATGTATTCCAACATCGCACTCGACGAGTTGCGAAAGGAGGCGCTCAGTCTCGGCAAAGAGCAGCCCAAAGGATGGGATACTTACGTAAGAAAGATCAATGCCGAGATCGTAAGACGATATAGGATCTCATGACAAACATCCGCGGTCTCACATACCCTCTGCAAGTCTCTGGTGGTGGCTTGAGCTTGTCCACTGATGCCCAGTTGGTGGAAGAGAGGATCATCTCTGTGCTGGAGACACGGCCTTTCGAGAGGATCATGAGAGCGGACTACGGCCTTCCTGACGATACTTTTGAGACCATGCAGCCCGCTGCGATCGACGCGAAGATCTCCAATGCGATCGCGGAGCAAGTAGGAGCCGTGCAAGACTTATCTGTAAGTGGAAACTGGACTAACGGAGAGACGGGTATTTACTCTGTGACGATCACTTACAGTGTCTCGGGAGATCTTCAACCTCCTCTGTCTCTTTCACTGGTGATCTGAATTGGCAAAGCGCTTTGAAATCCCAGCTATCCCCAAAGGGGAGGTAGCCCAGTATTCAGCCAACCCCTACAATAGGCAGACGGTTTACGGATACTTCCCAGGTGTTATGCACACCGGGACTGGCGACGTCATCGTCCGTCCCAACGATGAGCTTCTTCTCCAGAAGGGTGGCATTGCTGCTCTCATCATCTACCAGAGACTGCTCTTCGACTCAAACGTCCAAGCGGCTTGGGAGAAGGTGGTCCAGGAGATCACAGCGAGAGACCTCATTGTAGAACCGGCCTCGGATTCTCCCGGGGACCAAGCCGTGAAAGAGTTTGTCGAGGGTCAGATCTACGATCTCCCGATGGACGAGATCTTCAAGGCGATGCTCGAGGCTTACGTTGTCGGGTTCTCCGTCGGCGAGATCATGTGGCGTCGCACGAAGAGCGGAGTGAAGGCCTACGACGTGCGACCCAGGGACGTGCGCCGCTTCCTCTTTCAAGAAAACAAGGATGCTGACATGGGCTTCACAATGAAGCTCGTAACTCGCGCCAACACTTTCGAGGGGGAAGATCTCCCCGCTCGCAAGTTCATGGTGTTTCGTTACTGGGCTCAGGCCAACGGAGATCCGTACGGCTGCGGTCTGGGCCGGATCCTCTATCCTATCGTCAAGTTCAAGCGGCGAGCTCTCGAGTCTCAACTTCTTTACAGCGACCGCTTCGCGAACCCGACAGCTGTAGCTACCGCTCCTCTGTCCGCTACGACTTCTGAAATTGACACTCTCTACGATCACCTCACCAACCTCTCCCAAGAGACCGCGCTGATCCTCCCGGAGGGCTACCAACTCGAGTTCATCAATCCGCAGGGTTCTCCAGAGACTTTCTCCCAGCTGCGAGACTCTCTGATCAGAGAGATCAACCTTCTCATCGCGGGAGAGGACGAAGCAGGGAGCGCTGAGGCTGGCTCGAGAGCTTCTTCGGAGGTCGCTCAGACCGTGAGAGAGGTCCGAGCTCAGGAGCTTTCCGAACTCCTGTGCGCTACTCTCAACGAGAGCCTCGTTCGCTGGATCGTAGATCTCAACTTCGGTACTAACGTTGTGGCACCGAAGATCCGTCGCCACTTTGTGACCGAGGACAAGTCCTCTCTGACGATGACTGACGTCGGCGTGATGATCGAGAAAGTCGGGTTCCGTCCCACTCGAGACTGGATCGAAGCCAACTTCAAAGTGGAACTCGAGGAACCTGAAGACACCCAAGCTAAGGGTCCCCTCCCAGAAGTTCCTCCCGAGGAGGAAGAGACTGAGGAGAACGAGAAGGAGAGAGTGGGAGATGAGACTCCAACTCCCGCTCCCACTAAGAAAGAAGAGGAAGAAGAAGATCTTGACGATGATGCGCTCAATGCCCTGATCGACGAGATACTAGGAGAATGGGAAGAGAAGGAGAGAGTGGGAGATGAGACTCCAACTCCCGCTCCCACTAAGAAAGAAGAGGAAGATGAGGATCTCGATGATGATGCGCTCAATGCCCTGATCGACGAGATACTAGGAGAATGACGGGTAAAACCACCTTGAGGCTGTCCCAGTCTTACTAATATGATCAAAGAAGTACACATCTTTAAAGCCGGGACCCAGACCTCGGCGCAAGGGGTGACAAGAGAGTTTACAAAGAAAGACCTCTCTGAGATCGCTTCCTCCTATAATCCTAGTGTTCACGAGGCTCCGATTCGGATTGGCCACGAGGACAATGACAAAGTTCCCTCATGGGGATGGGTTCGGGACGTCAAAGTTAAGGGTGACAAACTCTTTGCTGAGATTGACTTCTCTCCCTTAGCTAAGGATTACATTCAGAACGGACTCTATAAGAAGGTGAGCGCATCCTTCTATTCTCCCGAGTCCAAGATCAACCCAGAGCCGGGTAAGTGGTCACTGCGCCACGTCGCTCTGCTGGGGGCCCAACCTCCGGCTGTGAAAGGGCTTAAAGGCTTCGCTTACGAGGAGAGTGATGACGGGATCGTAGATTTCGCCACAACTCTTACTCCAGACGCCGTGTTCGATCCGGAACTCGGACCTACACTCAAGAAGGACATGGGACCTCTTGAACTCCTTAAAGAAAAACTCAATGAGGCTCGCGCTGAGATGAACACTCAGGAAGAGGTGATGGAGCAGCAACTCGAAGCTCCCGCCGAAGTTAAAGAAGAAACCATCGAAGGCGAATTCGCCGAAGGTGAGATGATGGGTATGAAAAAGCCCAAGAAAGTCAAGGGCGAAAAGATGGGCGAGGAGGGCGACTCCGAAGAAAAGGAGGACGATGACTCCGTGATGTCCAAGGAGATGGAAGGTAAAGATCTACCCGACGCTCTTAAGAAGCAAGCCGCCAAAAAGAAAGCTGAGGCCAGTGGTAAGTCCATGGACGAGGCTATGAAAGAGAAGGACATGGACTACGGTTCATGCGGCTCCAAGAAGAAGGGCATGTCCTACGAGGAGTCTGATTCTGAGGAGCACGGTGAAGCCACCGCTGAGCATGACGGCAAGGTAAAGGGCCTCAAGGCTCCCGCTCCCAAGGGTATGTCCGGCATGGAGTCTGAAGAAGCTGACGGAGAGGGTCCCGTCGCCTCCAAGGTGAAAAAGCAGCCTAAAAATGGCGAGGCTATGGAGGAAGAGGATGAAGAGATGTACATGGACCCCACCTTTGAGCCTAGCAAGAAGAAGCGTGGCATGGACAGCGTGGCTTCGTCTGACACTGGCGTGACTCCCGAAGAGGATGGCCCCGGTGGTCTTGTGCGCACTAAGTCTCCGTCCAAGGGTATCAATCTCGGCTATGCTGAGACCGACGACAACAAGTACGTCGACAAGACTTCTGAGCCTAAGCGTGGCAAGGACGGTATGAAGGGTCGCAAGGCCCTCGATCCCAACAACGATCAGAGCGGTCGCGGCGAAGTTGGAAAAGCTGGTCCCGAAGGCGAAACTGGCCGCGGTAAGAAGGGAACTGCTCCCGAGATCAAGGGCTTCGAAGGCGACGAGAAGGGAACCGACGAGGAAGTCGACGGTTACGACGGCGAGACCGGTAAGTCCTCTAAGATGGAGAAAGACCGTAAGAAGACCGGCAAAGCCCCTGAGATGAAGGGCTACCCTGATAAGTACTTAGATCTCGCTAATGGCGGCGGCACAGGCAAGCAAGCAAAAGGCAAGGGTGTTCGCGTGATGTACGTGAACCACTCCGAGGAAGCTCCCGTTTCCAAGATTGAGGAGATGATGGCACGCCTCGAGGAACTCGAAGCCGCTAACGCTAAGCTCAAATCTGAAGCGGAGTTTTCTGAGCGTAAGGCTCACCGCATGCAACTCGAGCAGTTTGCCGAAGGTCTCTACGAGACGGGTAGGCTGACCGAGGCTGTAGTGGCTGCTGAGGACCTTGTAGACTACATGGAGGGTTTGGAGCTTGGTACTCTCGAGTTTTCGGAAGGCGAGACCGCCGCTACCCCTTTGATGCGTATCCTAGAAAACCTTCCTTCCCAGGTTTGCTTCGAGGAAGTTGCAGGTGGCGAGTCTGTGGTGAGAGAGGAGGATCTTGATCCCCACGAAAAAGCGCTGAAGATCTCCCGCGAAGAAGAGATCGATTACACGGAGGCTCTTAAGCGCGTTCTTTTCACCGCTGAGTGATGGAGCTTCTGTCCTTTATTGGTCAGGCGGCTAAGCGCCGGGAGAGTTACATCGACCGTGCCCAGCGCTTAGCTGAATCCTTCACCTCTCTTGAGGGCCTAGAGGCGGAGATGGAAGGCCGAGCTGAGGCCCTCACAAGAAAGCTCAAAGCCAATAAGATCACTTTCTCAGAGTTCCAGAGGGCTTCTGCAGAGGATACTCTTATCTCATCAGTTGCAGCTGTGATGCTAGGACTGGGAGAGACAAAGATCCCACAGACTCTCTACTCCGAGACGATGGGTCAGATGAAGTACCTCTGGAACTTCTTTGACGACATCAAGCTTTCCCTGGATAATGACCGTCTCTCAGATGAGGAGAATTACCAGGAGGAGGAGGATGATGATTGGTACTATCCTGTCCCGGGAGAAGACCAACCCCTCACTGTGTCCCAAGATGAAAGAAATCTCGAAGCTCCGGTAGTCTCTGCTCCCACATCTCTTGTCATCCCCCTCACAGGGGCTCGAGCTACCAAAGCGGCAATTCGAGCGGCTAAGACTACAGTTAAAGACACTCAGAAAGAGGGCAAAGGCCGTAAGATTAGTCCTACCGCTGAGACCGACACTCAGGCTGAGAAAGCTCAAAAGGAATCCAAACCGAGGCAAAGGCAGAGAGGCCCCGCTACCTGGAATGGACTCGGCGCTCGTCTTAAGAGATTCTTAGTCACTCCTCTCTGGAGATGGTTCGTCACAGGGGAGTCTTCCAAGAAGAGAACCGAGGGATTCAAAGAGATGCGGCGCAGCTCAAAGCACGATAGGAGAGTGTGTGAGGACTGCAAATACTACGACTCTCTCGGCTGGGTGCCAATCGGATCTCTCCCTATGCCAGGAGTGGGGTGTAGGTGCCATGACCGCTGCCGGTGTGTGATCAAGTATAGGTAGCTATTGAAACCTGTCCCATGTTAGGGGTGGGTAAAACAACACTGTGAAGACCCGTCTAAGAAAAGACGGCAATTGATATCCTTTTCATCTTAGGAGAAAACACATGGCTGCACCTGTTTATGGGCGTCAGTATGTAAGATTTGCAGAAAGTTTCCAGGTCGCTCAAGGCACCGCCGTTAATGAATTCCGTGTGGTCGAACTGACCGCGGCTCCCGGCACCGTACCCCTGCTCGTTCAACAGTCCAACGGCGGCGAATCCGTGGGCGTGGCACAGTTCACGATGAACGACAACGTTCCCGCGACCGGTTTCGCAACCGACGAGACTCGCATGCTGACCGTGGCTACCTCCGGTCTGCTGCTAATTTCCGCCGAGGCCGGTGCTAACGTGCCCGTGGCCGCTGACATCGGTACCGCTCTCGAGGTGAACGCCAACGGTCAGGCAGTGACTAACGCTGCCGGCGCCGCTGTGACTGTCAACGGCACAACCCCGATCATCCGCGAAGTTCTCACCCAAGGCGGTGAGGATTACGTGCTCGTCAGCTTCAGCTAATTTCACCCTGGCATCTAACCTCTTGGGGTTGGTGTAAGTCCAGGGACAAACTATATCTTCTGCAGAAGGAGACTTAAAGTCAATGATGAATCGATAGGTTCCTTCGTGGAGTGATCCGCGTCGAACACCGGGTGAATTGCTGGAACTCTGAAAGGAGAATCAGCAGCGAAGCCACAGAGGGCTTAGGTTCTGTGGAACGTTCAACGACTAGGTGGATGAGTCCCAACAATAACTCCACCCAAGAGCGCCCGGCTCCCGATCAACTGCAAAGACGATCGGGATGATGATATAGTCTGAACTTACGGGAACAGTAACCGTAAGAAGTAAGAGCTAAACTCTCTTACGATAACACATTTGCTTCGTGACACCTACGGTGGTGTCGATTGTGAAAACGGTCCCGCTCTTTCGTAAGAAGGATGCGAGAACTGGGTGAATTGCTGGAACCCTGAAATGGGAATCAGCAGCCAAGTTTATCTCGGGTGTCTATTTGTAAAATAGATTGAGATAAAAAGGTTCAACGACTAGGAAGTGAGTGACCCAACAATAACCTTCCCACGAGCGCCCAGCTCCCCTGAGTACACAGAATTCATTTCATCTTTCCTTTATCGCAAAGAAAAACCAGAGGGGTATCACGAACTTCATCACATCATTTCAAGATGTCTTGGCGGTTCTGACGATACTTCAAACTTAGTTTGGCTTACTCCAATAGAGCACCTACAAGCGCATAAGCTGCTTATAGACGCTTTCCCAGAAGAAGTCAAACTTAAGCAAGCCTACTGGTTTATGTCTCATCTAGACGGACGAGAACTTTCTCCTCAAGAATACTTAGACCTACGAACAAAATGTTTAGACGGTCTAAAAACAAACTTAGGGAAAAATTTCTCTGAAGAATGGAGAAAAAACATAGGGAAAGCCCACAAGAACAAAACTATTTCTGAAGAGCATAAGAAACTTAATTCTAAGTTTATGAAGGCTCTGATGGAGAATGATCCGACCGCCCGAGAAAACTCTCGAAAGGGCGGACTAGCTACTGGCAAAATGCTATGGTGGCATAAAGAGGATCAAGTTACAAGATCTCATTCCTGTCCGGGTGACGGCTGGGAAAGAGGTAGAGGGCCCCAAGGAAAATATTTTGCCGCTAAAGGTGGCAAGATGTCTAAAGGAAAAACTCGCTGGTACCGAATTGCAGAAGACGGTATCGTAGAGAGAACCAGGAGTAAAGAATGTCCTGGAGATGGATGGATTAAAGGCGTATTCAAGGGATGATGATATAGTCTGAACTTACGGGAATGAAAACCGTAAGAAGTAAAAGCTAAACTCTTTTACGATAACATACTGCCTATTCTCACAACCCTGGCTCAGGGCTTCATGCTGCCCGAGACCAGCATCGCAAACTTCATTGCCCCTGTGGTGGACACCCCCACCCGCGCCGGTAAAATCCTGCGCTTCGGCAAGGAAGCCTTCGCTATCTCCGACTACCGTCGCGCCTACGGCACCAACATCCCCGCCGTTCAAAGCCGCTTCGACACCGACGCTTACGCTCTCGAGCAAGAAGTGATCGCTTGGGAACTTCCCGAGGAAGTGATCGAGAACGCCGGTGAGGGCCCTGCTCAAGTCGACCTGCGCGCCATTGAGACACGCAACGCGATGTCCCGCCTCATGAACAGCTACGAGGTGACCGTGTCCAATGCGGTGAGCACCACAGGTAACTACGAAGCCGGCAACATTGTCGCCGGTGGTACCCTGGGACTCGGTTACGCTAACTGGACCACCTACGATGCTAACGCCACCACGATCGGCATCTCCTCCGGTGGTGCTAGCTGGGGTGCAGCTGGCAACAACCCCATCGCCGACGTTCTCAACTGGAAGCGTGCCGTATCCAATCAGATCGGTATTCGTCCCAATGGCGCCGTAATCGGCACCGCTGTGTTCGACAGCCTGCTGACCAACGCCGCGATTCTGGATCGCATTCAGTTCACGACCGCCGACTCGATAGACGTGGACGTGCTCGCACGTTACTTCGGTCTCGAGCGCGGTATCCGCGTGGCTGAAGGTCGTCGTCTCGCCGATGACGGCACTCTGACTCCGGTGTTCCCCGAAAACGCCGTGCTGCTGTTCTACAGCCCGCTGAGCGCTTCCGATTCCGTGATGCCCGCAGGTGGTGCTAACGCCGCGACTCCCGCATTCGCTTACACCTACCAGCTGACCGGCACTCCCGCCGTTCGTCCTGAGTACTACATCCGTGAGCGTCGCGTGGTCCGTGCTGAGATCACCGTAGAGCGTGCCGTGAACATCACTGGCATGGGCTCCACTGGCGGTTTCGGTTCTGGCTTCTATATCAACGACGTGTTCGCTTGATCTCTCCTTTACATTCATACTCATAAGGAGAATCTCCAATGCCAGTCATCATTCCAATTCCAAAGTCAGCGTTCATCGTCACCATCTCCGGACTGGAGACGATCTGGACTCAGTTCTCTGGGATCGTGGATACGGCGGAGAGCGGACAGTATGCCAACGGCACCGGTAACCGCATCTACAAAGTTGTGGGTCCTCGCTCCGTGGACGACGTCACCCTCACCGCACCTTACGATCCCGCTCTCGCTCACGCGATCGAGCAGGTTTGGGCAGATTACAACTGCGAGTTCATCACCATCACGGTCCAGCCTACGACGTGTAACGGCGATGACAGCAACAGCGCCCCTTACGTCCTCAGCGGCTGCCAGCTTCAACAGCTGACCGTGGCTGAGATGGACCGGGAGTCCGGCGACGTGGGCACCATCGAACTGGTGTTCACAGTCAATGACTGGACATATTCGTGAGGTACTTAGCCCCATAGTTGGTCCGCTTAAACTTATCCCTTCGGCCTCGCTTCGGCGGGGCTTTTTAGTGTGAGGGTAAAATTCGTAGAGAACCCCATCAGAAGTAAACTGTGAGTAAAACCCTGTTTGGGCCGGGAGTAATTGTCACGTCTCAGTGGCTAAATGGGGCCCGGGAACTAAAATTCGATGGCGCCGATACGGATTGGCACTTCTCCCCGATTAACGCGAACGACATTCAGCGCGGTGGAGACACGGGCTTAGATAGAGTCTTCATGACTCTCGAGACTGACCAAAGCTACGGGTCTACTCCGATCACCGGACGTAAGAGCTTTATGGGCCTCGTGCAGTTCGGGGACCAAGTCAACACTAACCCGGCGAGCGCTCCTCTCTTCTGGAGTACTAACGCTAAGTACAGTCAGGGAGGTTCGGGTCAGAGCTTTCTTGTGAAGTACGCTCAGTTAGACCAACAAGACACAATCACAAAACAAATTCTCAACGAAAGAATCAATAACTTTCCGGTCGTCGACGAAGGCTTCTTCTAATGCCGAACTACGCTCCTCTTCCTCCTATTGAGCTCGACCCGAGGAACGAGTCCGAGCTAGTCGCAGCCGCTGCCCAACGTGTGTATGAAACATCCGGGGCGACTATCAACGACTTCTCGAGCGGATCCCCGATCATGGCCCTATTGGAGGGTCAGGCTTTCGCTCAAGCCGAGCTTCTCTCATTCGCTAATTCCTTCCCGGAATCCGTTCTCGTCGAGTGGATCGGTCCATTTCTTGGTGCTCAACGACGCACGGGTGCCGGAAGTGTAGTTGATCTCACATTTGAGATCGCTCCTCGTAGTCAAGATTTCGTAATCTTTGCGGGATTTGAAGTTGCCACAGATCCCAACCTGACAGGAGGTGAATCCATCTCTTTTGTCACTACGGAATTGCTACGCATCCCACCCAACGAGACGACGGGTAAAGTCCAAGCCGTAGCCGTCCTCAAGGGCGTAAGAGGAAATGTCCCTAAGAATTCCACTATACGGCCTGTCACTTCCCTGGCCGGAGTCCTCGGTGTCACAAACGAGGAAGCGGCGGTAGGCGGACAGAACGTCGAGCTTCTCTCGGAAGTCAAAGAGAGATTCTTCACGCTCATCCGCCGTCGCAACCCCGTGTCCGCTGAGGACTGGGTCGACTTCTTCTCAGATGCACTCGGAGCCGGAGCCTCGGTGAACGTGCTCCCACGTCGTTCCGAAAAAGACGCTTTCCGCTACACGGAAGACTTCGTAAGTGGAACGCCCTCCGTTGCTTTCTTCCTCCTTAACCCAGACGGCACTCCACTCACTAGCGGTCAGCGCAGAGCACTTCAGAACCTTCTGCGTTTCTCTCTCCCCACAGAGTTCACAGGTACCGTCTACTCCATGGAAGTGGACGATGTCGACATCTCCCTGACACTCGATTACGACCCGAATAAGCCTTACGCCGCGGATCTCAGGGAGTTTACTCGTACGGTCCGGGACGATCTCTTTGGTATTCTCACACCCAACGCAGTCTTTCCGGTCAGTTACGAACCGAACGTCTCAGATGTTGAAGGCGCTTTAGCAACTGCTTTCTCTCTGACTCTGGGTACTACCTCGCGGTACATCGACCCAGACATCGCCTCTCTCACGGCGTACCACTCTCCACGTACGATCGCCGTGTCAGAGTTTGAGGTCACAGAACCGCAGCCTTTTGAGACTGGCACGGTCCTGAAGGCAGGAGACCTCGTGGTGAACTCCACGGGTACTCTTCCGGTCTACTATAACGTCGAGCAGGACTTCACGCCCGTCACTGGTACTAAGTCCTACCACTCCAACATTGGAGACTTGGACTTCCGCATCATCCGAGACCTTCAAGTTGGAGAGTACAGAGCCGGCGATGTCGTCGCTAACCTCAACGATCAGGACACGACTCTTCACGTCGTCCTAGTTGACTTCACCTTCAGCGGAAGAAGAACTCCCAGCACGCTCATCCTAGACGGTCTGCTGTCTGAGGCTAAGACGTTCTCAGATTATGTCGTCGGAGAGGGGATCACAGCGCTTAATGGCGCCGGAGCATACGATCCTCAGATCATCGCTTTCGAAAGAGAGGATCTTAATACCGAAGTGTTTGAGCCTCGCACTCCCACCGCTGTCCCTCTTAATCGTCGTCCCGGCTATCCCGTCTGGGTGGCTAAAAGAAACTTCACTCCTCTCTCAGACTTGACTAACTTAGGGACCGCTCAGAACGAGGGGTACATTGGGACACGTAGGATCCAAATCGAGCTTCTCACTCAGGGAGAATCCTACTCTTCCGGGGACTTCCTCTCCACTCCCGACCCAGAGCAGATCCTGACTGGGATTGTCTCCGAAGACGTATGTTACGCCGATCGTCTCACAGGGTTCAGAAAGGTCTACTTGGAAGTACTGACAGACTTCACTTTCGCTAAGAAGGAAGAGCAGACTTTCAAAGAAGCTGTGGATCTCCTCGTAGAGGCGGGTCTAGTGAAGGTGATCCAAGTCGTCGAGTACTTGGACTGCGCAGCTCGTCCCTTGTTTGCCAATAAGCAGTTTAGGTATAAGTCTAGGTTTGCTCTCGGAGAGTATGTCCGCTTCCGTTCTCGCGGCGGGTTTGATTCCTCCACTCTTGAGGATTGCTTCCTCCAGGCTTCTGAGTGTGACAATGTTACGCCAAGCTGTAAGAGACTTCTGGAGAGCAACCTTCCACTGCCTCGGTACTTCCAAGCTCTGGTAGATTTCACTCCGATCACAACGGACGTGAATGAGATGGTTGAGCAAGGACTCATCGTGGAAGTCGAGCCTAGCGTGTTCCGCTACGACTATACGATCTATGCTGGTTCCTCCATTCGTATCATCAACGCAGATCTTCTGACATCAATCCTCATCGACGAGGAACAAATAGAGACGAAAGGAGATCTTATCACGGGAGAGACTCTGAGAGTCTTAGGACCCGCCGGAGAGGACTACGGCACTTACTTCTGGAATTCCCAGAGGTGGGTCGAGGAAAGAGGCGGGATCCCGACTTTCAGAGAGATGTTCCGCTTCGCTCCGGGAGACGCAGCGGCTTTCCGCAACGGCTCTTCGGTTCGCGTGTACGAGGCTACCGAGCACGTAACTCCGCTTATGAACCTCGAGACCTACTTTGACAACGGCGTCTTCGTGAGGTCTGACAGAGCAGAGAACGTCCGATACTACGATCCATCGTACCGCTACGAGGATGTCATCCTTGACACGACGACTTACTCACAGAAGTTCTATCGTGTCACAAGATCTTTCACTCCTCCCGACACAACCACTTCATGGGCCGGAGTCCAACCAAACTCTCCGCGAGTTCAAGAGGTCTTCGGTAATCTCCTGAAGTTCACCGTGAAAGCCGAGGGAGCTGAGAGGATAATCTCGCGCTTAGGGCCATCCATCTCTACGTCCAAGTTAGGAATCACTAGCCTACGTGTCATCTCGAAAGCTAACGAGAAAGCAAGTTATAACTACGTCTGGGAAAGCACACTTACTTCTACGTCTCCTCTGGAGCTGTCTTACTCTCCGGATAAGACTCAGTTTAAGCCTGTGAACTATGGTGAAGGTACACTTGCCTTATGACGGAAGTTTTCCCTGAATCTTTGCTGGGTCCGATACAAGTAGCTCCTGCGTCTACGGGACTATCCCGATTTGACATCATTTCCGATGAGTCTCGAGAAGTTAAGAGATTACAGCCAGAACCTACGGTCTGGGGATATTCAAGCGGTCGACCAATTTACGACCGTCTTCCTGGAGTTTCTGAAGAATATCGTCTAGACTACTTCGGCGATGCTAAGACTGGCTTAGTTTACATCGATCCGCAATTCGGAAAGCTTTCCGGTCCCGGATCTTTGGAAGTAGGTCGATTGCCGGATGATGGATCCTTACTTGTCATTCAAAGCGGCACCATCACTTGGTCCTACGGGCAAATCCTAACCACGGGCTTAGCTATCGATCTCCGCTCCATTGTAGATGGCGGAGCCCAAGATGGTGTTTATCAGGTAGGGTACTACTTAAATTACACTCAACCTGAAAATCCTTCCTACGCCCTTTACCGCGTAGAAAACTACTCTCTTAGCAACACTCCATCCCTATATGAAGCATCTACGGAAGCCAACTACTTTCCGGTAGAGTACGCATTCTCGGAAGTTGATGACGGTAGCTGGAGACCCGACCCGGACGGAGCGACGGGAAATTACTTCACGGGATCTTCCATCACTGTGGATTTCACTCTCCCTGTCACGGCTGAAGAGTTCTTTCTCAACGGATCTTCAATCTCGACAGGGCGATGCGCTCTATACTCGTCTAACGACGCGATTGTCTGGACTCTCGACGATCAGAGATACTTTGACGGAAGCTGGAGATTTAACGTTTCACGTGATACTCCGGCTCGTTATTGGAGATTCTTCTTCTGGGATGGGATCGCGGATGTCACCGACATTCGCTACACCGGCGAGGCGCTCTATCCCAACCAGCGCCCTAGCGGCCCTGTGTCATCCGTGGAACCCTTTCTGGAGGATGATCAATTTGCCGAGATAAACCGTCCTTATATCCTCCTCGCTCAGATTGAGGTAAAAGATCAACAGGTAGTCACAGTCAACGACCTCCGCCGTCAGACCTCTACGAAATACGAACCCGTAGCGAAGTGGCTTACGGACTTTCAAGATACAAGCCTTCGTTCTCTCGTTACTGATATAGCGGAGTACGCAACTAAATACATGGCTCCGCCAACGGCGGCGGAAGATATGTATCTCGAGCTCTCTTCGGAGACCTTTCTGCTTGAGTCGGAGATCCAGAGAGCAGAGATCATCTTCCCAGATTACGTCGAGCTTGAGCCCGGCTGGGAAGTCATCTTAGACGCCGAACTTCAAGATGACCCTCTCGCTCGTACGGTCAGGTCCGACCCGGGCGGAGTAGACATCTTCGCAGACGCCGTAACTTTCTACCGCTCCAACTCTTCGGTTAAGCCGTCAGAGATTATCTTCCTCTCCGAGCCCGCGGAGGACGAAGACCTTGCCACGAAGTTTTACGTGGACTTTAAGCTGATCCCATCACTTGACAATGGCAGATACTAGAGTCTCAGGAGCCCAAGTACAGATCACCGGCACTCTCGATATGAGAGGGAATCGCATCACCGGGCTCGAGCCTGATGTCAACGTCTATCCCAACGCGGATGATGACGGAGCTACTAAAGCCTACGTGGACTATCAGAGGCAGTTGATAGAATCCGCGCTTCCCGCTCTTGCTAACAACGGCACTTACTGAGAGTTATGCCACGTCCTATATTTGACAAGGAGCAGTATGAGCTGAGAGGCCATCTGCCAGAGGTCTTTACAGATAAGCAGAAGGAAACTCTCAACAAAGTTCTCTCCCGAGTCAACGGGCAGTTGGATTGGAATGCCCAACTCCTCGGCTTCAACGGAGACGGATACTGGGGCAAGCGCATCCAGACGACGGACGGTTCATATAAGTGGAAAGGACTGCCTCAGACGGTGTCTGAGAAGAGAGCGGTCCAAGTCGGTACGTTTGGTGTATATGACAAAGATAAGCCGTACGAAGATAGGCCAGCACCGTTCCGTCGGGACGAGGTAAGAGCCTCGGCTGACTTTCTCTTCCACGTCTTCGAGAAGGATGGGAGAGTCGGCTTAGTACCGCTAGGCCAGCCCGAGGAACTGCTATACTCCGAGACCCCGGTGTTGATCTCCGGAGGAGAGTACATCTTTGACGGCCTCGTGGACGCGAGGACTACGAACGAGACTGACTCTTCCCTGTTTGTCACTCAGGACCTCGCTCAGGGGATCACTTCGGTCCGCCTACTCGACGCGGCTCCGTCTGGCATCCAAATCTTCTTGGACGGCTCAGACGCTAAGCCGTTCCTCTTCTTTGTCGAGGAGTGGAGTGACATCTCCGACTGGACTTCCCAGCAGCTCCTGTCACAGTTCTTCGGAGTCTGGGGCAACAAAGGTAATCATATCTCCGCACACTTCCTTCTTGATGCTCTTGACGTTCACGGCTTCAGCGAGGAAGAAGGTCTCAGCCTTGACGACATTCTCTCTCAGCTGACGATCGTCGACCTCCTAAACATGGTCGGTCTGAAACCCGGACCGGCCACTGCTTATCTTACCGATCACTACAACTTTAAGGTAGAGGACTGTGACGAGCTGTACCAACCCACAGTCTCTCTGGAAACGAAGATCATTCGCCTGGAGACTCAGAATCTTGAGCAGCTTCTCTTAGAGAACGGGCAGGAGCTGTCCATCGATGACGGTCCGTGCACCACGGAAGTCTTTGTAGGCCTTGGACTCGAGACTGACGGGCCCGAAGAGTCTACGACGATCACGGACAACGGAACTTTCGAGGCGCTGATCACCAACCCTCCCGTAGACTTCCTAGACAACGGAGACTACCCGAGCACGGCTACATCAACGATCGAGGACGTCGGGATATTCAACCAGGGCAGAGCCGAGCTCTTTACTGAGAGGGATGATGCGATTACCATCGATGACCGCTCGATGGACCTCAGCGAGTGTTACGAGCCGCCCGACGCAGAGTTCGGAGTATGCGAGACACCGAACTATGTCCTCACTCTGAGGCAGTACTTTGATTCCGAACCGAACGAGATAGCGACCGATCCGGGACCAGAGACGAGTATCCCGATCGGGTGCAACGGCGTTCAATTTCTATTCCCACCGACCTGCTTCATCGACAACGGCGAGTACCCTTCGATCCTTGGGCAGTTCTACCTAGACGGTGGAGACTACGACTTCCCAATCATCTTCACCAACTCGGTAGGAGACGGTCTGTACGATCGAGATCCTTTCTCCGTCTGTGATGGCCTCCCTGAGGATTACGAGAGGACCATTGACTTCGATGATCTCGTCGTAGACGTAGCGGGAGAAGCGGGAGCGACTCTGTACACGGACGCGGGAGTTGGGAACGAGATCCTCATCGCGGCGTCAGGGACTGATGCTGACGGGTATGACGGGGATACTATCGCTTTTGACGGACTCGAGCTATCAGAACTGTCCTTTGAGTACGAAGCTAAGACGACTTACGGCGAGACTCGTTTCCCGTGCGTAGAGTGGATCTTTGACCCATCACTCGACAATTCCACCTACTTCCCGATCCCCGCTGAAGCCGCCTGGATGGGTACGGACGACGGAGAGTACGATAGGTTAGTAGGATCTCGCGCTTTCGTAGGACAGACCGATCTCGACTGTGTTAGCGGAGGGGTGATCGACGGTTTCCTCTCGTTTGATGACGGGGTGTTTGACGAGATTGTAGTACCCAACTGCGATTACGAGAGCAGCATCCCGCCTAACTGTGAATTTGTTGATGGAGGATTGTACCAACCCGGCATCAATCCTCTCCGACCGCCCCTGAGCAATACGGAGTGCGGAGCGGAGTGCGGAACTCTTGACGGTGGGGAATACGTGTACGGCGCAGACCCAGGAAAAGACGCCGTCCTTATCTATGGAGGCATAATTGACACTTGCACTCTTTATGACAATTCAGAGTACGACTTAGTCCAACCTCCAGGCCTTATTTGCATCGCTTACAACAACGGGTCTTTTGCCGGAGGATCTCTTCCCCCAATTGACTGTGTTGTCCAAGACAATAGCACCTTTATATCTAGCACTCCCTACTCAGAACCCCCAATTGATGACGGGTTTTTCTCCACGGGTGCAGTCACAGTGCTCATTGAGCTTACTACGGAGTCTTTGCTAGAGATAACGACTGAGGGTGATGATAGCATTGCGGTAGACCCAGCCATTCTCATTCCGATCACAGAGCCACTAAACTGCATCCCGTGTGTCTCTGGCGACAGCCCGGATCCCATCGAGGTTGCTTGCACTCTCGACAATGGCCGCATCGAAACCACACCGCTCCCCACCGAAGACAAGGACAGTGGCTATTACGATAAGGAAATAGATCCCTTCTGCGAACCATGCTTTGACCCAGGCAATCCGGAAGTCTTTCCGTGCCCGGTGGAGCCGATCAGAGTTCGTCTCGACCAGCTCATCTTCTCCGCTCCGGCTTGGCGCATGCGCCCGTCGGTGACTCACTCTCTGCATCCGCTCAGGATCTGGAAGAACCGAGTGCTCAACGTCTCCGATCCCGGGCTGGATAATGCTTTTGTCAATCCGCTCATCGCGGACGAGAACACCGGCCCAGACGATGTGGCATCGTATCGCCAGCACGTTCGTCTGCCGGTGGACTACCAGCGGAACGGGAAGTTCTGGAACCGCGCCGAGAGTGTCATGGCTAACCAAGCCTACTTCTCGCGCTTGCTTCCGCCTTCTTATACCAATCTGCCAGTCACGGACGTCCTCCCACTCCTCTACGACGAGGTGTACGACGAGCCTCCGCAAGACTTTGACGACTATGCGACTTTCTACGTGGAGGACTTCCTTATCTCCACGACGGAAAAGTCCGATACATTCCTACAGGATGGGTTCGAGGATGCAGTGCTCTCATTTGAGGCTCCTGATTCTTCTTCCCCACTCACTCTGTCGGCTGTGCTGGATTACGACGGGTACCAGGAGAGAAAGCTCAATCCCGACGGCACTCGCCCAGGCTCTTACTTTAAGTTCAGTGACCGCGGAGAGAGACTCACCGGCTTCCTCGACACTGACGTTGAGACGTTCCGACTCCGTCCTAACGACTCTACGGAACCCCAAGTCAATGATGCTCCGTCTCTAATCATCCCGAATATCGAATTTCCAGACGATCCGGACGAAGCCTCGTTCACAAACTACACAGTCTCCTACGCTTACTTTGTCGCCGATCTTTCGGCGGCGGACGACCCGGTGTTCGACCCGGCGAAATTCTTCTGTCACCGCGAGAAGGTCATTTGCAAGCCTGAGATCTCTAATGAGTCTATCACCACGGAGGGCGGCTTTGAGATCTTGACACAAGACTTCGAAGGAATTGTCACGCCGTCTCCCGCCAAGCTCGTAGAGGTCCCGTTCATCACGAGGTCTCGTTATCTATTCCATAGCGACGAAATTCCCTTATGCAAGGGGCCAGTGCTGTACGGACAAGCCTAAGGTAAAATCTAGCTACACATCACAAGCACCATGACAGAATCATACGGAAGTGGCTTCGGCTTTGGGTCTTACGTCAAGGAAGAACCCGCCGAGGATCTTATCACCCACGAGATGATGGAGGAGCCCGCGAGCGAGGACTTAGAGGAGTTTGTAGCGGAAGTTCCCGCGCCCGCCCCGGAACCCGCCGTCGCGCCAAAGGCTTCTGCTGCTCCCGTCTCTAAGTACGAGATCTCTCAGCGCCCGCTACGCGCGAAGAAGCATCGCTGATAGGACATAACTAGAGGGAACATGTCAACAAATCACAACGTAGACCAACTCGCCGGAGTCCTCCTCAGATCGTTCCGTGGTGCTCAGCAGGCCGCTAATCTTAGCGGTCAGATGATGAACACCTACGGGACAGTCATTGACGTGGAAGATCCCGAAGAACTCGGGCGTGTGAGGCTCATCCTCGATGAAGTCAATCCTGAGTTTCTCCAAGGGAAAGACTTCGATCAAGCGGGAGAACCGACCGAGACGGACTGGATCTATCCGATCGTTCCTCTCAAAGGAAAGCAGCCTCAAGCTCTCGTAGACAAGAAGGCACGGGTTCCTATTGTCCCTCGCAACGGAGATCCCAACCGCCTTAACTTTGGCGACCCAATCTTCGACCCTAACGAGTTCGAGAAAGCCGAGCAGCCCATGAACTCGGCTATGACTCGTTTGTCGGTGTATCCCTCCGGAGAACTTCCGCCTCCAACGGAGGAGAATATCGGGTGCATGTGTATTGAGGAGGGAGGACCATGCGGCAGCGATTGGTTGTGTGTTTGTCTTAAAAGAAGGGGGACTTACTTTTGGGTGAGACACATTGATCTTAACCACATTCATCAGGATCAAGACGACGGGCGACAGCCACCCGACTCAGACGGAGACGGAGAGCAACCCGTGGATGAAGGAACGATTTGGGATAAAGTTGCTCCTACAACTGATGAAGCCTACTCATATCAAAGCTATAACCCACTTGACTCAGACTGGTTTGGAGGAGCCTAACTATGTCTTCAATTAATGGAAACAAGTTCAATACGCCGCAATTTAACACTAATGATGAATTAGGATGCGGAAGTTCGGTGCCTGGCGCTCCAACAGTAAAAGAACAAGCTAGATCGACAATTTTTTGTAAAGACGTAACCATCAATGGATCTCTCACAGTAAAAACTTCATGTGAGATCATTCCCGCCGCCATTGGTGTTGGGGGACAAACTTTTGTTCCAACAGTCATACAAACAATTTCTGGACCCCATCTCGTTCTTGCGGTTTACTGAGGGTAAAACACACAAAGGAAGGATAGTCAACATGGGAATTTCCGTCCAAGCTCTGACATTTCAGTACTTTCGGGCGAGAAGCCTGGGAAACGCTGATCTTGTGAATGGGCTTTTGGCGGAGATTCGTAAGACCTACCCAACTTTTCTCGTAAAGCCGCCCGATCCGGCTCAAGTATTCACTGAATACTACAATCCGGAAGTGCAAGAAGAAACTCAGGATCTTCTTCTCACCACGAGATACACGGTTGAGTTGGGGACATTTTGATGTTGACTTACGATCCCGACGATACGACTACCCGAAAGGTTTCTTGGTGGGAAGAGATCGGTGATGAGGGTCCTAAGCCGTACAATCCCAAGTCTTGGACCTACGCCCTGTCCGAGGACACCCTATTTGAGACCGTCGGAACCGAGACTCTGGAGAGAAAATTCGTTACCGTTCTCGTGTACGACTCTCTGGAATCTTTTCCGGGGATACTCAGCTCTATCCTCCAGCCTATCGGCCTCCTCGGGACTGACCCAGCCACGTCTGATGCCGTCACGGACCCTGACGAGGACTTCATTGAACTCACTCGGATCACCACTCAGAACGATGACGTTCCTCCTGGTGTCCTCCTAGGCTCTGTCTCTTACGAAACCTTCAACGGTGTCCTTACGATCACCAACTGGGAACACCTCAACTGGGGAGACGACGCTCCAATCCTCATGGGTGTGAAGACTCTCCTTGGGCAGGTTCCGGGAGACATCACGGAAATCAGAGTCCTAGATCCTCCTCACGCTTTCTGGACCTCCCTGGGCTTCAATCCCGACTACAAGGGAGATCCCTACCTGCACATCCACCTGTAAGACATGGCGGCACCGCAGCTACTCGAGTTTACCATAAAGGAGCAGTCCAAGGGCGTTCTCGTCTTTGATCAGACTCTGGACGATACGATTGATGTGCCAGTCACGTCTTTCACGATCAACTACGGGAAGATCCCAGTAACCGACCGAGCCTACTCTGAGACGAACGAGATCACTCTCACGTTCGGGAAGAACGTTAAGCTGGGTGACAAGGTCTTCGTCAACTACACTCCTCCTACGGACATTAACCGAGCTCTCAGAGCCCCAGTCAGGTCTGGTGCCTCCGTCGCTACGATCCGTCGTAATGCGGTTCGCGCGTTCTTTAAGGTCCAAGCAAAGAATCTTCAGAAGCCGGCTGAGGAGCAACTAGGTTGGAATGAGATGTCCAACCTCGGTGCTTACGCGAGCGGAGAAGCTTACTCTCGGCGAGATCGTTCCGCGGACCCAAGATCGGCAACTTCGGACGACTTCATCATGGCCTACGGACTGAAGGAAGCGATCCAGATCACAAACATTGACGATGCGGACGCCGCTCAACCGAACGTCGTACGTCTGGAGATGGCGATCCAGGACGCTTGCGCGCTGATCGACTCTTACATCAACCAGTCCACCAAAGCGGGGAAGCTGCTCGTCAGCTCCAACCGTCGCCGAACCTCTCTGATCATCGCGAGGTACTACCTCGACACGGTGAGACGCCGGGAGGACATCTTAAAGGACTACGAGAGAGCGATCAAGGAGCTCGAGGCCGCCACCACTTACAACCCCGCCGTCCGTCCGGACGGGGAGATGGCGATCAATTCTAGAGCGGGACTCCTCCGTTCTTGGCGCACCCCACAATACTACAACGGCGTCAGCGGCAAGGGACTCAGCGGCTGGTGGAGCGACACCGGCGGCGATCGCGTGCCGGACTACCGTTGGGACTTCTTCAACGCTGAGAACAACAACGATGAGCCGAACTGGGGTGATTTCGGGGACGAGGCCTACCTCCCTCAGCAACCCGCGGACGACGGCGCTATTATCACATCTGGCAACTCCTCTAGCTCCTGACAATGGCACTCTCTTTCCCCACATCCCCCACTCTCAACCAGATCTACACGGTCGGAGACCAGTCCTGGAAGTGGAACGGAACTTCCTGGGAGGCGGTAGCTTCCGCGGAAGTCTCTCCTCCGGTCTACATCAACTCTCTCCCTCCTACAGCTCCTCAAGCCGGATACTTGTGGTGGGATTCCGACACCGGAGAACTCTACGTCTATTATCAGGGAGCGTGGGTCACGGCTACTGTCCCTCCTGTCGCTTCCTCTCTTGATTCCGACGCTGTCGTGGACGCTCTCGTCAGCGAACTTACCGAATATGCTGATCAGGCCGCTGCGATAGCCGGTGGCGTTCCTACAGGGGGACTTTACAAAGTTTCCGGTTCCGCCATCTCATCCATCCGTGCTGTAGTCTAATGTCAGAGCCCAGATTCGTATCAAACCGTCTTATCAGCTTCGTCGACGGGAGCGGGGACGCTAAGATCGCCTCGACCGCAGATCCCCTTCCGGTAAATATCGGCAGCGCGACGCTAAGCGTGACTGCTGATGGCGTTGAAATTAAAAACGATAGCGGCAACCCGATCCCCACGCTTACCGGCCTGGAGATCCCTGCACATGACTATATCAACCTGAGCTACATAAGAATGACCGCAGGGACTATGCCCTGGTCGAGGAAGAGGACGCTCTCACCATTCGCAACAACAAGACGGGCAGGGTGTACAACACCATGATGATGGAGCGCAAAGTCTAATGCGATTAGACAGCATTACGAAGATCGAGCGCTACATGTCCAACGCGCTCTTGTCCTCCACTCTCGTTCCCCTCGGTGTCAATGTGGTAAGACTCGCGGACGTCTCTGACGAGGAGGGCATCCTCCAAATGGTGAACTCGATGGTGGTGCGCTATACGGGTTCCTCCGTGCAGACGATTCGTCAGGCTCCTCTGACCATGGAGCGCACGATGACATTCGAGGTCAATATCGCTTCCCAATCGTATCTCTCTCAGTCAGGGCACGACTTTGCCGTGCAATTGCTCGCGGCCAGTCACGAGACTCTGGTTAACACAGTCCCCTGTAACACGGGCGTAGAAATCGTCGAACCCTTTCACCTTGTAAGAGAAAGTTTCACCGGACTCACAGACTCCTCGCACTACACCTACACGCAAGTGTGGCAGATCGTAGTGCAGGACTACTACCGCGGTATCGCCATCGACCCATGCGTCGCTCGGGGGGACTGCTCTAAGCTCTTCCCGCAGAACGTTCTTGCCACTCTGCAACCCGGGCAAGCTGTACGAGACAGCATCATCCTCGACCCGGTGCTACCTCCCCCCAACGATACAATCGACTACGATCCGTCCTACAGCGGTGTGCTTTTCAACGACGACGGAGACTTGGTCTACAAGTGGGATCCTTCTCAGGTCTTTATGACCAAAGCGGAAATCGACGCGAAGTACGTGAAGGTTCCGACTGGGACTCTCGATACGAGTGGACGCTTCGAGGTCATCAGCATTAAGGACTCAGATGGGAACTCCATCCGCTCTTACTTCGGCGTGGACACGGGTAACCGCTTGCTGCAGTTGACTAACGGTCTGATTCGCATCTTGGGAGAGAGTTACGTTCCAGAGACTCCCGGAAACACCGAGGAGTTCTCAGCTTCGAGCCTCCCAGTCACAGCTTACGGCCAGGTGATCACTCAGCAGGCTCTGCTGTACACCGACCCCTCCGACCCGGACACCGCTACCGCTCGCGTGAAGTACGGAGCCATCTTCCCAGCTTCCGCAGGAGTAAAGCTGACAATAGAAGGAGAGACCTACATAAGAGTAGGTAACACCCCTCTGGGGAGAGCTTGGATCAAGGCCAGCGAGTTCCAGTTCTTCCGCCCGGACCAGTACCTACCAGGAATCTCCGAGGAAGAGACTCTCGAGGAGTACGGCACCGGAGAGGGGTAAAAGTCCACCATGCGCATAGTAGCAGGGGCGGGAGTGGATCTCTCCGACTTCAGTTCCCAGATCGACGCTGAAAAGTACAGGCGGCTTAAGAAGACGCACATACGACTTCTGTCACAGCAAGTCCCAGAATCCTTCCTCGATAAGTTTGAGGACGAGGAGACTGCCTTGTCCGAACTGCTTGACGCGATCTACGGGACCATGGACCAAGAGGAGGAGAGCTATGATTGACCCGTCTAGGCGTGATCTTCTTTGGAAGGAGTACTACAGAGCGCTTCACAACGGTGACAGGCAGAAAGCGCAGGCGCTCTTGAAGCAGATCCACAGCCCACCCACTACGGTGCGAAACAACGCTAACACGAGAGGCCGCGGGTGCTCCCGCTGCAGGAGAAGTTTCTAACATGGCTGAAGATCGTAACGAGCGGATCATCGCTCAAAAGTCCAAGCTGGCCGAAAAAGTCCTCAAGGTCGCGGAGCAAGCTCTCGGAGACATCGAAGCTACGATGGGTGAGGCTCCGTTAAGGGACCTCGTGCAAGTATTTAACTCAAGTCTCAAAGCTCATCGAGATCTCCTTAGTGATATAATCTCTATTCAAGAGACAGAGTCTAAGCAGGAAAAAGAGCTCGCTAAAGAATATAGTGGACGTGTCGATGAACTTATTAAGAAACTTTCCCAAGGTAACGCCAAAGAAGACTGATGGAGCCTAGAATCTACACGTAGAAAATCACATTTGTTGGCTCAGACTACTTTTACTTCGGTGTTCATAAAGAGAAATTCTTTGATGAAGAGTATTGGGGGCAGTCCTATAACTCATAGGGCAAAGTGGGATGAATATGTCCCACAAAAAGAGATTCTAAAAGTCTTTTCATCTTGGGAAGATGCAAGAAAAGCTGAGACAGAGCTGATAAAGCCTCATTTGAACAATCCTCTGTGCTTGAACGAGAATTGCGGAGGCTTCTATTCTCTTGCAGTCATTAGAGAAGCTGGGAGAAAGGGAGGGCTTAAGACAGCTTCTATTCCCGGTCATATGACAAAAGCTGCTAAGGCCTCTGGTAAAGTGTGGACGGAAAGGAAGAGAGAAGCATGCAGAAGAAATGCGGATAAAAGCCGTAAGATACAAAAAGAGAAAAAGCTTCAAATCTACGGAGATTGGGAGTACTTCCGTAGGAAGGGAAGACTGACAAGATACGGCGTATTGATAGACGGGGAGAGGATCCCAGCGGACAGCCTTTCGGAGACTTTTAAAGAATATCATCTCCATTACGGAGTTCAAAGAGGTGGGTACACGAACCCAAGATAAAGATGAGGCCTATCATTAGCCATGTCTCTCAACTAGAAGAGTTTTCTTCCTGGAGAGTCTATAAGAGAGGGCTCCAAGAACTCACGGTCATGGAGGCCCCGAAAAGTATCATCTTAGACTATAAGTATAGAGCAGCAAGAAGTTGCTTTTTAGCCTTCTCTGATCTTATGCTTGATGGGAAGTTAGTGGTGGAGCCATTTCATGAAATCATAGCTTCTGGGTTTGAAGATGTGGCGGAATGGCGCTATCAACGCTTTATCGTTTCTTGCCCGCCTCGTTCTGGGAAGTCTATGCTCTCTCAACTCTTTGTAGCATGGCTACTTGGGAGAGATCAACAGACCCAGCACATCATTGCTTCGTACGGGCAGCAGCTCTCCAACAAGTTTCATAGAGGGATCTTTGGGTACTTAAGGCATAAATATTTTACGAAAGTATTCCCAGAGTGGCAGGGCTTTATCCCAGATGAAAAGTATGGGATAAGAGGAGGGGGATACATCCTAGCTACTTCAGTGGGAGGAGTTCTTACAGGCTTCACGGCGGGTACACCTGCGATGGACAGTCCCGGAGTTGGGGCCCTCGTTATTGATGACCCACTGAAGGGGTCTGATTCTAGAGCCGCTTTAGAAGGTCTTGAGACTTTCTGGGGTGAACAAGCTTCCACACGCCGCACCAACCGCTGGGCGCAAATACTCATCGGCACGCGCTTCCATGAAAGAGACCTTCACGGGATTCTCATGGACGGCGACGGGATGTATGATGAGGTGGAGAATCCGACGGGCTGGCGTTGGATCAACATCCCCGGGATCTGCGAGAACGAGTCTACAGACCCTCTAGGCCGTAAGAACGGAGAGTCTCACTGGCCATCAAACCCCGTCTTCACGACGGACATGCTCTTGTCGCAAAAGCGCGCGATGGGAAGCAGTAAGTTCGCCGCGTTGTACCAAGGGACTCCGACGGCTCAGGAAGGCTCTATTGTCAAGGCCGGGTGGGTCCAAGTCATAGACCCAGACGAGTGTCCGGAGTTTGACATCACCTACCTATCACTCGACACGGCGTTCTCCGAGAGGCAACAGGCTGACGAGAGTGTGATATGCGTAGCGGGATTTAGTCGCAAAGATCCTGACAACATCTACATCCGAGAGCTTGTGCACGGGAGATGGGGATTCCCAGACCTCATGGCCATGGTGGAGCAGACTCAGAAGTATTATGGCGCACGCTTCATGACGATCGAGCAAGCCGCTTCTGGGCAATCACTCAT